AACTTTTCAACATATTTGTTGGAAATAAGACAACAATAAAAAGGAAACAATAAACATGAATAATGTAACAAAAGCAAAAAGTGGAGCATTAGCGACAGTTAATTTTGAAGCTGATGCGGGCCAGGGTTTAAACATGGGGCAAGAAGATCTTGCTTTACCATTTTTAAAAGTTCTAGGTCAACTATCTCCCGAGTGTAATAAAAGGGACTCTAAACATGTCGAGGGGGCAGAACCAGGCATGATTATAAACACCGTAACCAACGAGGTTTATGATGGCGTTAAGGGGATAGATGTCATACCGGTGCATTACAAAAGACAATACATCGAATGGCAAGATAGAGGTGAGAGTCAAGGAGCTCCAGTTAAAATTTATGACGCTGGGGACGACCTACCATCAACTACAAGAGACAAGTTTAATAAAGATAGATTAGCCAATGGTAACTATCTTGAAACAACAGCTAGTCATTTCGTAGTTGTACTCGGTAAAAACCCTTCAACAGCTTTGATTTCTATGAAAGCTACTCAATTAAAAATTAGTAGGAAGTGGAACTCAATGATGAACGGTTTGAAAATGCAGGGTAAAAACGGTATGTTTACTCCGCCAAGTTATAGCCACATTTATAAACTAAAAACAGTGCAACAGTCTAACGACAAAGGCACTTGGTTTGGTTGGGATGTTTCTAGAATTGGTCCTATCTCTGATGCAGGTGTTTACAAAATAGCAAAAGACTTTGGAACGAGTGTTTCAAAGGGTGATGTTAAAGTTAAACACGGCAATCAAGAATCCAAATCCGAGGCACCGTATTAAAGATTCCCAGCAAGAGACTGTTCGGGAAGGTATGGGGCGGCTAAGCGAGAGTGGATCCGCCCTTACCACTAAGGATTTATGAAAGATTTTATAGAATTATTTGATGGATTAAAGAGAGCACACGGATGCACATATGTAGACAAGAAAGGTGCCGATGGATTAAAGATAAAAGGAAAATCTTTTGTTAAGAGAGAAATAGTTACAGATCAACTTTGGCAAAATCATTTAAACGGAATAGAACCTAGTTTAGGTATCATACCAATTAACGAAGATAATAAGTGTAGATGGGGATGTATTGATGTCGATAAATACACATTAGATCATAAAGCAATAATTGCAAAAATAAATAATTACAAATTACCACTAACAGTTTGTAGATCTAAAAGTGGTGGTGCACATATATTTTTATTTACAGATAATTTTGTACCAGCAAAATTAATGAGAGATAAATTAATGTCGATAGGTGCTGTGCTTGGTTTTGGTAATGCTGAAATATTTCCAAAACAAATAGAATTAAAATCGAAAGATGATACAGGAAATTTTCTTAATTTACCATATTTTAATTGTAAGAATTCTACAAGATATGCTTATGATAATTCTGGAAATGCCATTACAATAGATAGCTTTTTATCTAACGTAAAACGAATAACTCCAGAACAATTACAGTCGTTGAAGATAGAAAGACCACAATCTGAATTTAGCGATGGACCACCTTGTTTAGAGTCTTTATTAAAAGAAAAATTATCAGATGGCAGAGACAGAGTTTTATTTCAATATATAGTTTATGCAAAAAAGAAATGGCCAGAGGAGTGGCAATCTAAATTAAGTTCTTTTAATCACAAATATTTTAAAACACCATATACAGATGATGTTATAGAAAATAAGAAAAAAGATAAAAAAACATATGGCTATAAATGTGAAGAGGAGCCTATGTGTAATCATTGTGATAAAAAATTATGTAGAACAAGAAAGTTCGGTGTAGGTAAACAAGTTTTGTTTCCACAATTAAGTGATCTACAAGTTGTAAAATTAGATCCACCTATATACAGATTAAATGTTGATGGAGAGAGAGTAGAGTTAAAATCTGAACAATTACAAGAACAAAGATTATTTGTAAGAGCTTGCATGGATCAAATATATAAAAAGCCACCAAAAGTAAAAGCTAACGATTTTGATATAATGATAAATGAGTTAATGGCAAACAAGGAGGAAGTGGAAGCTCCAGCTGGTGCATCAAAATTAGAACAACTTAGCGATGGGCTAGAGGATTTCTGCACTGATCTAACCGCAGAAGGTTCAGAAAAAATAGATATGATGTATGGTAACGTTTGGAATAATGACGGCTACCATCATTTTATATACAAAAAGTTTTTTGATTTATATCTAACTAAACATAGGTGGACAGAAAAGTATGATTTAACTTTAATGTTATTGTTAGATCATTGTGGCTGTGAACATGTGAGAATTACTGTAGACAAAAAGAAGATGTCTGTAATAAGAGTAAAACAATTTGAGAAACAAGATTTCAAACCTAGAAATATAAAATTAAAACCAGAAACACCTTATTAATGAAAACAATTGTATTAGGGCCACCAGGCACAGGTAAGACAACAACTTTATTAAACGAAGTAGATAAATATTTAAAAGAAACAGATCCAAACAAAATAGGTTTTTTCTCCTTCACACAAAAAGCTGCTAACGAAGCTAGGGATAGAGCCATGGATAAATTTAATTTTAGCGAAGACGATCTACCTTATTTTAGAACATTACACTCTTTAGCTTTTAGAACTTTAGGAATTAAAAAAGAACAGGTCATGCAATCTGCACACTACATAGATCTTGGTAAAAAAATAAAAATGAGATTAGATTATCATGAGTATGACAGAGAACACTCTGGTTTGTTCACAACAAAAAGTGATGTGTTAAGAATTATACACTTGGCAAGATTAAGAGGCATAACACCAGAAAGACAATTTAATTTAAAAGAACATACGCAAAAAATAACAGTTAAAGATTTAAAAGAAGTAGATCATCAATTAAAAGAATATAAGAAAGCATACAACCTAATAGATTTTACAGACATGATAGAACAATTCATTAAATCAGATAAGTCCCCTAAATTTGATGTTATATTTTTAGATGAAGCTCAAGATTTATCACAAATACAATGGGGCATGGCAAAATCTATATGGGATAAAACACAAGATACTTATATTGCTGGTGATGATGATCAAGCTATATTTAAATGGGCTGGAGCAGACGTAGATAGTTTTATAACACAAAAAGGAAAACTACTTAATCTTACACAATCTTATAGAGTTCCGAAACTAGTTCATGATGTGGCCATGGGTATAGTAAGAAGAATATCTAAAAGACGTCATAAAGAATGGTCACCCAGAACAGAAAAAGGAGCGTTATCATATTATCATAGTATGAAAGATTTAGATATGGCATCCGGTGATTGGATGGTATTGGCAAGAACAAAACATATGTTAAATGATGTAGAAAAAATTTTACAAGCAAGAGGTCTTTATTACAAAAATAAATTTAAAGATAATCCTGAAAAAGATTTATACAAAGCAATAATAGATTGGGAAGATCTGCGTAATAAAAAATTTTTAAAAACAGATCAGATTGTTAGAATAGCCTCTTACATGTCACCAGAAAATTATAAAAAAGAACAATTACAGTATTTAGACAAAGACTCAATGTATCACATGGATGAATTATCTAAAAAAGGTTTAAACACACAGAGAGTTTGGTATGAAGCATTTGATAACGCACCAACAAAAGCAGTTAGATATGTGAGAAGAATGAGAGAGAATGGAGAAAAGTTAAATCAAGACCCAAGAATATTATTATCAACCATACATGGAGTAAAAGGTGGAGAATGTGATAATGTGGCTTTGTTAACAGATTTAAGTTATAACACACAAAAGAATTTCGAAAGAAATCCTGATGATGAAAATAGATTGTTTTATGTTGGAGCAACTAGAACAAAAAATCATTTACATGTCATCAGGCCAAAAGACCCAAACAAGAAAGGATACAAACTATGAAGGACACATACAAGAAACAGATAGGTGGCGATCACTACCGGTCAATGAAGATTCAAGCAAGTGAATTTATAAACAAGAACAACTTGCCCTTTGCAGAAGGTAATGCTATAAAATATTTGTGTAGGCACAAAGCGAAAGGTCAGAAACAAGATTTGCAAAAAGCCATACACTACATCGAGATGGCGATTGAAAGGGACTATGCAGACACCGATATTTAAACCACAGACAGAGTGGTTACCACCAACAGACTTTCCAGATCTTGGAAAGTACGATGAAATAGCAATAGACTTAGAAACAAAAGATCCAAACTTAAATAAAAGAATGGGATCAGGTTCAGTTGTAAAAGTTGGTGATGTTGTAGGTGTATCATTATCTACAGGAAACTGGTGTGCATACTATCCAATAGCCCACGAAGGTGGCGGCAACATGGATCGTAAGATGGTTTTAAAGTGGTTACAAGATCAAATGAATTATGAATCCATAAAAATATTTCACAACGCAATGTATGATGTATCTTGGCTAAGAGCTATTGGTATAAACGTGAGAGGTAAAATAGTTGATACTATGATAGCCGCATCATTAGTAGATGAGAATAGATTTAAATATGATTTGAATGGTGTGTCTAGAGATTATCTTGGTAAGGGTAAAGACGAATCAGCTTTGTATGAAGCTGCAAAATCTTGGGGTGTAGATCCTAAAGCTGAAATGTATAAACTTCCTGCCATGTACGTTGGAGCTTACGCAGAGCGTGACGCCCAACTCACATATGAGTTGTGGCAGGAATTAAAAAAAGAAATATTACACCAGGACATTGAATCTATTTTTAATATGGAAACAGAATTGTTTCCTGTTCTAGTTGATATGAGGTTTCTCGGTGTACGTGTAAATCAAGAACAAGCAGCGATCGAAAAGAGAACATTAGTAGAAGAGGAAAAAAGGATGTTAGGTTCGGTGTTAGCAAGTACAGGTGTAGATGTTCAAATCTGGGCTGCAAGATCCATAGCCAAAGTATTTGATAAATTAGGTTTACCTTACGATAGAACAGAGAAGACTGGAGCACCATCATTTACCAAGAATTTTTTAGCAAATCACCCACATGAAGTTGTCAAATGCATAGCAAAAGCACGTGAGATCAATAAAGCTCACACTACATTTATAGATACCATTCTAAAGTATAGTTTAAACGGCCGTATCCATGCAGAGATTAACCAATTGAGATCAGAGGGCGGTGGGACAGTCACTGGTAGATTTTCGATGAATAACCCTAATCTACAGCAGATTCCAGCACGTAACAAGGAGCTCGGACCACGGATCAGATCATTATTCTTACCAGAGGAGGATCATACTTGGGGTTGCTTTGATTATAACCAACAAGAACCACGTTTAGTTGTACACTATGCGGCTCTACAAAACCTATATGGTGTTGATGATGTTGTTCATGCATACATGCAAGGCGATGCAGACTTCCACCAGATTGTAGCAGACATGGCCGACATACCTAGATCACAAGCTAAAACAATTAATCTTGGTTTGTTTTATGGTATGGGTAAAAATAAGCTACAAGCAGAACTTGGTATAAATAAATTACAAGCAACAGAATTATTTAAACAATATCATTCACGTGTACCGTTTGTAAAACAACTCATGGATAATGTTATGGCTAGAGCTCAGGACAGAGGTAAAGTTAGAACTCTTCTTGGTCGATTATGTAGGTTTCATTTATGGGAACCAAATCAGTTCGGTATTCATAAACCATTGCCACACGATGCAGCGCTCACGGAACACGGACCAGGGATCAGAAGAGCATACACATACAAAGCTTTGAACAGATTGATACAAGGATCTGCTGCTGACATGACAAAGAAAGCTATGATTGATTTACACAAAGAGGGAATCATACCGCATTTACAAGTTCATGATGAGTTAGATATATCTATAGGATCTGAGAAAGAAGCTCAGACCATAAAAGATATTATGGAATCCGCCGTAGATCTTGAAGTTCCTAACAAAGTAGATTATGAATTCGGTAAGAACTGGGGCGAAATAAAATGAGGATTAATTATGGCTTATTTAAATGCAAACATACCGGTAGAATATGCACAGATCAGGAGAGAATATCTTTATGACCTTAAGAAACATCATGGAGAAGTTGAAGACTGCATCATCTTTGGTCTTTCGGCTATTACAGGGCGTAGTATCCTTTTTCATTGTATTATGGAAAATGGAGCTATCTTCTATCGTTTACCGATCACTGCGTTCATTCAAAGAGGCTTTAAGCCAGAAGAAGTTCCTAGACGTAGACTTGACGAATTACAGCTGTGGAATTGTTTTAGTTATTATCCTTCTGTGCATTCTTTTGATATCTTAGAGGGTCAATCAGGAAAATACATCGGTAAAGATAAAAAGTGGCACCCAGGTAAATACCTTTTTACGGTTGACTTTGCTCATCCAGAGCCTAATATACTCGACACTGATCATTCAGAGATACCGCACGAACATAAGTGCGCTCACATCATAGCCCTAAACGACGGGAACTATGCAGCACAACCAAACAATAGATGTATATGGGATATACCTTCTTTCACAGTGAAAGATAATGTTCCGGATTGGAAAGTGCAAACATCTGAATGGAATGTAGAAAACACAAGTAAATGGAAGACCGAAGATACGGATAACTTCTTTTACGAGATTGAGGAGAAAAAAAATGATTAAGTGGATTAAGAAGTGGATGAAGAGATACACTGATTGGATTTTTAAAGATTTCTATAAGTAATGAAAAATAAAAAGAAATTATCCAAGTTTGAATGGGTCAAGAAGAATATAGTGATTGTCCCTGTGGTGGCAGCTATACTCGCTGGAACATTTACATCTATAAGATATGTTCTTAATTTAACTGATACTATAGAAGCAAACAAACAAACTCTTATCAATCTTGAAAGAGATCTTGAAGTTGCAAGAGAAAAATTAACAGACACAGCAACAAGATTATCTGCAGCAGAAGCAACATGGGAGATGGCTGAAAACTTGTATAGACAGTTAGCAGACCAAGTAAGAGAACATGAATACGATATTAAAGACCTTTCTCGTTAATTTAGCGTGGATATTATTTTTCTTGTTTGTGGTGACAGCCTCAGCACAAGCACGTAACGAATATTTAAATGACGGCACAAATACGTGTGATCAAGGTAGCTGGGAGGCATACACAGAAGTTAGGCAATACGAATATAAATCAGGATCTAGTGCAGAGTCACAGAACCAAACATTAGGTTTAAGATTTAGAAAATCTATCGGCGCTGTATGCGATGAAGAGTTTGCTGAAGAGCAAAGAAAAAAACAAAAAATAAAAACACAATTAGAACTTGTAAAAGAATGTAAGAGAGTGCCTAGAATTAATCCGCCCCCTCCTGCTTTTGCAGAGCTAATAAATCAGTGCATGCAATTAGGTGTTATGTCGGCTAGCTCTTTTGGTGAGAGAGATTTTGACCCTAAAATTAGCTACTGGACTGTATTAAAACAACAGTATTTAAAAGATAATCCAGATGTGATAACACTAGACAACTATAAGGAGAAGAATGGCAAATAAACCACTAAAAATTAGCGAAGAGGCTGCCGTGCAGATGCCTATGAAAACGGTTGCTAGTTTAATTGCAATGGTTGCAATAGGAACTTGGGCTTATTTTGGTTTACATGAAACTCTTAATCGTCACTCAACACAATTAGAATTAATGTCAAAAGATTTAGAACATAATACAGAGTTCAGAATAAAATGGCCTCGAGGTCAAATGGGAAGTTTGCCCGCTGACCAGGAACAATATATGATGATTGAAGATTTGTATAAACAAGTTGATAAACTTCAAAAAACTATTGAGGCTGGAATGCACAATAAAGTAAATATAGAATTTTTAACTAAACAAATGACTAAAGTTTTATCTGATATTGAAAGGCTTAAAGATAAACAAAGAACTTTTTCTAATGGAGATCATCAATGATTGAAACTGTAGTTGCATTATTAATGTTTATTAACGGAGAGATTAAAGAGCATAGAATACAAGATAATATGGCAACTTGCCTACGTGGTAAAAGAGTTGCAGAGAGAGATTACAACCCAAGCGTTAGCTACAAGTGTATTAAGTCAAAAGCAGAGACAGAAATATACATGGGCCAAAAAAGTATTAAAAAAATAATACTTGATTAATGAAAAAAGAAAGAAAAAATCCTGTTGCAAAAGTTCTAAGAACACGTAAGTATAGACCTAAAGTAAAATCTAGTAAAAAAGTTTATGTTAGAGAAAAAGATAAATTTAAATTTGTGGGTTTTACAGATTACTAATGACTAAATTATTTAACACAGAAATTGTTACAGGCACATGTCCAACATGTGATCAAAAAACTTTATTGGTTGGGATAGCTAACTCATATTATCGTTGTAGTGCGTGTGGTGTAGATTTAGAACAGAAAGTAAATGGAGTAATAAAATATATAATTGCAGATAAAAACACTGAAATGACTTTGCAAACAGATATAGCAGAAAACAATGGCGAAGAGATATAAGTTTGGTGTTAACTTACACATTAAAAGAACTCCAAAGAAAAGACCCGGTAGACACACGAAGAGGTTGAATAAAAGATTACCAAGAAGAAAGAAGAGCAGAGGTCAAGGTAGGCGTAGATAGTGTTTTGGAATATTCTTATATTCTTTTTTTGGCTAGATATCTTATTATTTTTAGTATTGACATTCGGAATCATATCACATATAATGTAGGATATAACAGAAAGGATAATATGACAGCAATTAAAAAAAACGACTGCAAGATAATTAAAATAAAAAAACTTTTAGCAGAAGATTATGGAGAAAATCATGGGTTGTTAGTAGATGATATTAAAAGAGTTATTTATAATCTACCTAAAAGAAAAGTAATAGAGTGGAGTAGTGAATTTAAAGCTGGTGAAAAACTGAAAGAGATAACATGAGATACACATATGCAATAAAAGAAATCAAACCAACAAACGGTAATGATGTCTACGACACAACAAGCTGGGATATAGTACCAGATACTTATCAAGAAATAGGTGAGATGAGTTTACATAAATTAATTAAGAAACTAGATGCTAAAAAGTTTTTCTTAGTTAGTTATGTAAATAAAAAATCTAATCATGTAGATAAATTAGTGTTCAACGGAGACTATAAATGTGTATAGTTCCTGAATGGAGAACATTGTGACTATAACTCTTTTAACTCTTACGCTGTTTGGTAAAATCGAAATGACAACTTTCGAAATACCAAACACAAGAGAGGAATATAATGGACGTGATGGTATTAACTGGCACGACTCTAATGCATTAGTTTGTAGTAACTGGTATGACATGAACGTTAAAGTATCTGTAAAAAAGAATCCTAAACCAGGGGAGAATCATTACAAACATAGATGGAACGGTAAAAGAGTTATTGGTTACATCTGCGGAGGACATGAACCACGATGAAAAAATATATAGATAAATTTCATATATGGCATCTAGTATATAGAACAGAGATTGTTTGTTTTATAATCGGTTTTATTATCGGAGCTATACTTTTATAAATGAACCTATCCCGAAAGGGAAAAGGGGATAGGTTATAAAGGTGAGAAATTATTTACTAACTGCCACATTTTAAACACATTGTCAAGTGTCGTTTACCTGGTAACATCCAAATTTGACTGCCAACCTATATTGATTAACACTAGCTTTGCCCTCTTTCTGTAATAGCTCTAAACTTTTAAGTGATGCATCAGCAGCACACTCAGCCCAACTATTATATACAATAGGAGGTTGTACTGGGTTTTTACATTCTCCAGTTAAAAAAGAGCACACCGATAGTATTAAAATAAATTTTGTCATTGACAATCCTACGTTAAAATCCTATATTGCGTGAAAGGAAAGAACATGACAGACACGACTAAATACAGAAATGCTTCAATAAAAAACGAAGTATATACAGCAGGTCATTTGTTAGCAAGAGAAATGACCCCTGGTCTAGCATTATCAATGTCACAGACAATTGAACTATTGATTATGGAAAAGATAAAAAAATTAGGTTTAGAATCTAAATTATCTTTGTACACTAAACCAGAACGAAGAAGTAAAAAACGAAAAAGTAAAAAAAGAAAGAAGAAAAAGAAAAATGGCAAGATCCAAGTTCAGAAGCCAGGCAACAGCAAATAGCAACGCTATAGAATTGTTCGGGAGAAAAAAAGAACCCGAACAAAATCTATGGATCGCTGTGATAGCAAAAGCTTTAGATGATGCTTTGTATCAAAATGATTTGAGAGAAGCACAGATAGCAATAGCCTGGGTACAGGGTTGCTCAAACAACTTCAAACACGTTTGCCATCTAGCAGGCTACGACTGGCAATACGTTTATCATAAAATAATTAAGAAAATTGATAAGAGAGACGAAGATATAAAAGCATATATCAAAGGAATAAGAGACCTACAAACAACAGGTCTTCAAAAGAAATGGCACATGATTAGATTTTCTAAGATGAGTGTCATACAAGGTGGTAGAGCCAAAGGCACACCACGTAAAGGAGGAACACATGGCAGAAAATGGAGCTACATTGTCCACCCCAGTAAAACAAACTAAAATCTGTGACAATTGTAAAGGAAACGGTTATATTAGAATCGATACGGTGGATGGACCCAACCAGATAAAACAATGTTGGGTATGTGAATCAGAAGGAGAGTTAAAAAAGTATGTACAAAAAGACGTTGATAATTTTATTTACGAGTTTTATTTTAACAACAGGGTGCAGTAAAGTAGAGTGGGGAGACTTTGAATGGGATCCCGCAAAGGCAGCAGTTAGAGTAACTTTCGGCCAGGTTAAATGAATGAAGTTATGGCTTATATTGCTGGTCTTGTTGACGGTGAAGGTTGTATTACAATTACACAACGACTCGAACATCGTAAAGGAAAGCCCAAAGCCTACAAGTACTGGAACATACGAATTGAGGTAGCGATGACACATAAAGAAACGATAGAATATTTACACGAACAATTAGGTTGCGGACACGTTAACATCAGACCGAAGATGTCTCATCAAAATTTTGATCAATGGCGTTGGCGATGCAGCCACAGAGATGCATTGGAAGTTGCAAAAGCAATTGTACCCTTTGCAAAAACAAAGAAGGATAAACTAGAACAGATTATAAAACACTATGAAACATAAAAGTATGGCAGAGATGAATAGAGAACGAGCTTTGAGAAAAGCAAAAGAACAAGCAGACAAGGATGATGAGAATCCTAACGCATACTATAAATTTTTAAATCTATTTTACAAAAATAAAAAGGAAAAGGATGACAAACAAAAAACAGATAGCAGCACTGAGATTGACGATTAAGTGGTTTGAGAAACAAATTAAACCAAGAGACTGTGGTTGGATGCACACGACCATAGATGGTTTGAAATATAGAATAAAGGAGTTAGAAAGAAAAAATGAAAACAATACCTGATGCAATAGATGATATAATTCACTATGTGAGAAGAGCTATGGATTACTA